TAGGGCCAATGTCTCCATCCTTATCAGGTAACCACCCAAAGCCGTGTAGCCATCTGCCTGTTTGAGTATTGACAGCCTCAACCGTAAGATTTTGATTGAGGGGATGAGCACAATTCCACAGAACAAAGCTCGACCAGTTCTTCCTTCGGTAGTTTTCCTGTACCTTACCATCCATCTTCAGGCCGGGACCGGGAGCATACTTATGCTTGACACAATAAACAGGATAGTAGGACATATCATATTCCTCGAACAGCTCATTGATGTCCGTTCGCAGATACATATCACAGTCCATATATAAGGCCCAGCCTTGATACATATTCAGGGCCGGAACTAGAAATCTAGTAAAGCTGAACTCACTGGAGAATGGGTGGCCGTCAATCCGATCTACATCTTGACCGTCAAGTACATCATATTTCCTATTATACATGCCCATATGCTCAACAACATCACGGCGAATAGGAACAATTCGTACATTATCAACGGCGATCCTCTCGATGGTGAACTTCAAAACTTCATAAGCCACGTCCTCCTTGGGATCGTAGCCAATGTAAACTGTATTGGGTTGTTTTTTCATGTTACTCCTTGTTGCTCCATTTTAGTTGCCCTAGAATTTGTGACATCCAGACAATGTTTACATAAATATATTCCCTCTCTATTATAGAGTGAGGGGGCGGGTTCTTCTGGTAGAAAGCCTAGCTTACAAATATAACAACACGTTTGCTCATTCATTTTACTCTTCCACATACATATATTATACTACAAAAAGCTATGCTTGTCAAGTACTTTTTTTAAAACTAAGCTCCGCAAATACCACTACTACCACTAATATCACAAATATCGTGAACTTGTATGTTGTCCTCAAACTCTTCTCCTAGTTTTTCCAGAGCTTCCTCGTAAGGGATGGCAGTAAGAGGCTGTCCACCTCGACATCCATCCGGGAAGCAAGTAAATCCACGCAGACGGTGGGCATATTTGGCTAGTGTCTGGGTAAATTTCTCCACACTATCCTCATTATTATTTTCTGTTCCCCACTCAGGTAGATTGATGGTGCTGGATATAGCCATGTCCACATACTCTTGCACATTAGCTTGGAAGTTAAGGCGTCTTTCATAATCTCCCACAAGATCCAAGGCAGATTCAATTTGGTCTGGTTTTGTACCGTAAATCTCAATCATCTCCTGAGCAGCACTGTCTACCACATATTGATAATGCCACCGCTTGTTTTTAAGGTACCTTCTCTTATAGGCCACAGCAAAGATAGGCTCTATTCCTGTGGATGTGCCAGCCAAGATACCTATAGTGCCGGTAGGAGCTATGGATCGTACTGCTATTGGCCGTGAGACCGAAAGTTTATCGGCAAAGTGTCTGGCCGTCTTGTTTGACTCAGCCTCATAGACCTTTAGCCACCTGTGTAATTCAGGAGTTGTTTCGTATCTACCTCCTCGCTGGATAAGCCATTCGTGTAGACCCATCAGACCCAGACCTAGCCGTCTATTCTTTTCTCGAACTTCATGTACTTTGGTGTAGGGTAGCTGCGCTCGGAGCGTACCGCACAAGAGAAACTTGGTTGCTAACGATACCACTTCTCGCAACTGGTTAAGATCGTCAATTCGAGCAAAATTAAGACTACCAAGATTACACACATCAGAATCATCCTCGGAAGTAACTTCTGTACAGGCGTTGCGTAACGTCTCATTCTCTTTCTCAAAGAAGTTAAAAGAGAAGCCCGGTTCAGCCGTTCGCAAAGCTTGATGTACATTAGTTTTAAATACATCTCCTACCTCTCCTGTCTCCCAGTAATTAAGTAACCATTCGGTATCGTAGTTAACAGAGATGTTGGTCATATCCAAGGGAGCTGGAAAATTAAAGTCATCCTGCTTTACATCAAAGATTGTTTGTCCTGTAGTTCCTACTGGCATATCAAACCAGTTCTTTGATATTAGAAATTTATCTATGTCTGAGTGTTTCCAATTCAGGCTGGCATAAATAGCTGATCTTCTGGACCCACCTTGCATTACATGGCGACCAATCTCATTGATCATTTGCATCTTCGGAATAGGTCCACTACTAACACCACCCGTCCCCTTTAGTATCTGCCCTTCCGGTCTATAGATGGAATAGTCAGTTCCAATACCACCCCCGGTCATCAGGCACGACTCTGATTGCCAACTAAGCTTGGCCCAATCTTCTCGGGTATCTTCTTCTGCTTTTAGAAGGTAGCAATTATTAAAGAACTTCTTATCACGCCCTGCATAATAAAGATACCTACCTCCGGGTATGAAGCGAAGGTTGGATATATGATCTATCAATTCTTCCTTCTCATCTAGGGTGAGGTGACTTTGACAGACATCATTAACCAAGGTACATGAAAGCTCGTGAAAGGTCTCAGCATCCTCGTGGGAATATTTTGTGTTGAAAATATCCTCACTGAACTTGGATCGGAATTGCGGATTTCTATTTGATTTAAACATTATCTACCTATTCATTATAATAGAGTTCAAGGATTAGCTGGGCGTAATGGATAGCCTTTTCTACATCTTTCTTTCCTTCTCCCTTCTTACGGTGTCGAGTAATATACTTTACCACGTTTCCCTCAAAATAGTCAAGACCATTCTGAAATATATATTCTACTGGCTGGATACCACAATCTTTATAGTGTTGTCCCCCTACCTGTTTGTTCAGGGCATTCTCTTCTTTCATTCGTCGGAGATAGTAGTCGTAGGTTCCTTCTCTATCACCAGCCTCACAAGAGGTAGTTAATTTTTCGTCGGACTTCATCTGTATCTCCTGATTTGATTGCATTCAAGGTGAAGGTCCGAACCATCCCCGGTTCAAGACCTGCGAGTATACAAGTATCCTCAAAGCTTTCACACGTTACACCAACAGAAGAAAAGACCCAAGCATGGGCCTGATCTCTTTGTAGTTTTATATTACTACTCTCTTGTACGTCTTCAGGTTTAATAAGATCAATGATGGCCTGAAAAATTACTGCCAGATGAAGACTTTTAATAGGATCTTTCTGAGCCACATCATAAAGAGATTCAAAATCTATATTATTATTCAATTGGATCTTGAACAGGTCTATAAAACTTACCACCTATATAATTATTGTAGTAAGCAGGTTCGTCTGTTCCCTCTAGCTTTGCGGTTAATACATGATTAATTATTTGATAATAACACTCATAGTATCTTAGACTCCGTTTATTCTTATACTCTCCAATAACCTGAAACCGGAAATGTTTCTTTCCTAGTTTTTTAATCTCTTCGTTTAGAGTCTTGTTTGATCCAGTGTAAAGCTTCCAGTCCGACTCAACTTTCTTTTTATTTTTTTTAACAAAGTATTGTTTACAACCTATGTAAGCTTTCTTTGTTTCCTTCTGAGTTATAAGATAGACAAACCCAAAAGTATTTTTAGTGTCGAGTTTCTGAGGATACTCCCAATGCATTACCAGTTCACCACCTCTTCTACATCAGGTTCTTTTGCAACTTGTGTGAGAAATCTCTTACCCTTTGCATACTGGAACACACGCAGACCCCTACCTTGGTTTGTATCCTCCCAACATTCTCTTTTATGCCCACAATAAACACAACCAACAGCAAGCTTATGATTGCCAGACTTCCCATCAGGAACATCAGCATAACACCGATCAGGTATCCGGCTATCTGCAACCATTCCTTTAAGGTATTCCACTCTCTGTTTAGCATTAATCATTTCCATCTGATGTACAGGAGTCAGGCAGATCTCTCCTGTTGATTTGTTAATAGCAAGAAAAGCAGCTCGACTAACTGCATTAGCGTGAGCATAGGCTGAGATCTGAGCAATGTATCCAAAGGGATCATCCTCCCCGAGTTTGTGATACTTAAACTTATCAAAGCCGGGACCACTTGCAGACTTACAGTCAACCAGAACACCATCAATCATAGCATCTTGGTGGCCCTTTACACCTTCTACTTCAACCTCTCTTTGCTGATCAGTTACCGTGTGACCTGAGATAGAAGCGCAAAGAAGAAGTAGCTCTTCCAAGATATACCCATATAAAAACTTTATTCGAGTAGAGGGCTGAAGCTGGACATCGTTCAAGGGTTTGTTAAGATCATACCAAAGCTGTCTGTTTGGTTTGCCAATGGCAGATAGTCGTAGGTTGGCACGATCTCTGGGCTTCTCATATAAGAACTCCTTGATGTGAACCTTAAGCATATCACCAAAGGTATCTATATGTTTGTCTACTTCCTCTTCATCCATATCAATAGGATCAAGAGTAAAGAGGTTGTAGATATCCTTAACTAATGTTTCAATTTGTTTCATTGGAGTAGTAGAGGGGGTGCCACAATGCTACCATTCAAAACAAAGTGACACCCTCCCTCCTTTCTAGTTGTTAAAAGGGTGCAGCTTCCTCTTGCACATAGCCTCCTTCTACTGGTTCAAAGTCTTGGTCATCTCTGGTGTACTCAATGAAGTCCACCACCTGCACTGCTGCCAAGTCAGCAGATACTCCTGATTTACCAGCATAGTTCCACTCGTAGGGAACGGCCTTAACATTTACCGTGCTACCATTAGCAATCAGCTTGCCATTCCAGATATTATTCTGAGAGTCTTTTATAAAGGGAGCGGCACGTTGGCTACCATCAGGACGCAAGACTTTACGCTTAATGGTAACAAAGTCACCCCGGTCGTCATCCTTGTTACTGATGGGAAGGCCAGCCCCTTCGATAACAGCTCGATTGTTATCATTAACCTCAACTTGAATAGACCAAACCGGATCGAACTTGGTGTTCGGCTCGGTGATCGAGGCATAGAGGCACTTGCCAGAAATGTAAATCGGATCGTTCATTCTGTTCTCCTTTAAAACACTGCACCATTGCAGCCATGAGTGGGGATCATTCCCCAAGACTAATCTACGCTCTGTAGTACTACTTCGTACTACTACAGAGCTTGATTAGGTACTACCAACTAAGCAACGAGTGAATTGTACCACACCTTCAGGGTGTATGTCAACAGTTATTATCATGTTTTTCTAAATAATTTACAGCCCTCCTTAAATTGTGAACATCCTCCTCAAACATACCGAGACCCTTATTGCAATGGTCACACAGCCAATCTCTAAATGCCATTGTTTTTCGATCATGGTCTACAACCCATGTATTAGATTGGTGTCTCGATTCAGGAACTAGTTTATCTCTAACCTCCTTATCTCCAGAGAGACAAATGGGACAGTGGTGATCATCTGGTTTTTTGTGTGTCCTTCTTATATTGTCTGCAAATTTTTTGCGTTCGTTGTCACATGCTTTACAGACATTCTTAAATCTTTGTGATCCATCAGCCCTATAAATTCCAGTTGCAAAGTCCTTTAAACTTTTTTCTTTTTTACAATATTTGCAAACTCTTGTTCCTTTACTTTGATCTATTGACGCTACATCTGGAAACATCTCAAATTGATCTGTCATTAATGTGTCTCCGACCAGTTGGAGCCAACCTTATGGCTGGAGTCCAGATCACATTTAAAGTTTAGTATCCCCTGCGTAGAATGGATAGCTTCCTTTGTTATCTGGCCGAAGCGTTCAATGTCGGGCTTGGCTACCTCAAACTGATACTCATCGTGTACTGAGGCTACTAGCTTGGCATCCAGCCCTGAGCTTTGTATCCCCTTATCCATTTCCACGAGCCATTGTTTGCAAACGACAGCCCCGGCTCCTTGGATAAGAGTATTTAGAGCAGCATGATCAGACCTTATATGTAACCTTCGACCATCTAAGCCCTTGATCATGCCACTCTGAGCTGCTTCCTGTATGTTAGTTCGGAGTGTCTTCAAGGGTGGAATATTCTTTAGAAACTTTTCTATTAGTTCACGCCCCGTTCGAGAAGAACCTCCTACTATCTTTCCTATCTTGGCTGCTCCTGCTCCGTAGAGAAAGGCATAGATAAAAGTCTTTGCTTGATCTCTTGTCTTTAGACCAGCGGCCTTCTGATTAGCTGTATGTATATCTCCTGTAAGAACTTCTTTTGTAAAGCTTTCATTATCCATATAATGTGCCAGACAGCGAAGCTCCAGCCCACTGGCATCTGTACCTACAAGTCTGTGTGTCTCTGGATTTGATACCGTCCAGAGGGATCGACACTCCTTCCCGAATGGAGAGTAGACTGCCGGAACCTGTGCCATGTTAGGCTTGTGGTGAGCCATACGTCCTGTTATGGTACGAAGGGTAAGAACCTTACCGTGGACTCGACCATCCTCCTGACACTCTTGTATCCACGCTCTAAGAAGTCCGGTACGCTTCTGAAGAAGGAAGTATCTACTAAACATCTGAGCCTCAGGCATGTCTTTAATCTTAGAAAGGACATTTTCATTAACAATAATATTACCCTTATCTGTATGCTTCTTGGGCTTCCATCCTCTCTCTACCAGACGTTCAGCAATCTGTTTCCTACTGGCTATGTTAAATGGAATATGTTTAACTTTAGTTTTTAACTGAACTTCTGTGGGTTCAAACATTTCGTTGGCCTGAAATTCAAGCTGACGTTGTTCGTCTTCCAGTCTAGCCAAGAGGATCTGGCCCTCCATAAGATTGAAAGCAAAGCCATTATCTTGTTGTCTGTCTATTATTATTCTTATCTGACGCTCCAGATCATACGCCTCTGGACTAAAAATTCTCCCTTCTTGTTCAAGACTAACCCCAAGCTTCCGGGTAAGTTCAGTATCCCGAATGCAGTACTCCAACATCTTCTCACTATACTCTTCGAACTCAGTGAACTCTCCCTTGGTATAGTCGAGCCGCTCACCCCAAGATGCCAGAGAGTGTCCTCCATCCCGGACAGGATTGTACAGTTGAGATTCAATTAATGTATCTCTGATCTTATGGGATTTTATTTTAGCATTAGCCAGTCGGTTAAGGATGGGGCCGTCGAAGCTAAGACCATTGTGCATAATAAATTGATCTATCTTTCCAGACCATCCCCCGAACTGACTACATTCATCTCCAACCCATTGTCTTGTTTCTCCTGTTTGATAATGTTGAGCGACTATGCAATGTATCTTTGTTGCATCTAGGCTGTCTGTCTCTATATCAACAACTGCTTTCATCATAGGTCATATCCATTAGGTATGCATCACTGGTTGAGATGTGAAAGAACTTCTCTCCTTTCTGGATGTTCCGGTTGGGAGCCTCTCTAACATCACAGTCAAGAAGAGTATGACCATCTATATGCCATGCCTTCTTGCAATCATTCCGGAACACAACAAATGTTAGTACATCATCGGGACATTCCTCTTTCCATTTATCAAGAAGCCTTCTCTTTCTTTCAGGGATACGTATCTCATCCCAAGAGTCAGGCCAATCTCCCCTCCAAGAATATTTTATCTCTACCTCGTAGAGAAGTCTGGGTAGGTCACCATCTACTGTGCAGACTATATCAAAGTAATATGTATCGTTCGTAGAGATGTTAGAGTGATCGTGTTCTTTAAGCCAACCTACCATATGCTTCTTAGCTTTGGTGTCGGCTATATCGTAGAGTGTTTTATTAAAGGGCTTCTTGACTTGCATTTTTACTCTCCTTGATAAACGTGATTTCTTTCTATCTTAAATTTGCGTAAGATTTTGCTGTTGATGGAAACTCTTTTCTTATATTGTTTATTACTTAATTTTCTTTTTCGTTCTGTATCAATTAGAAAGTCATACTCCCATTCATTAATCCAATCCTTTTCATAAATGTATTCGGTTGTCACTTCATTGAAGGATTTATCTACATCCTTAAATACTTTTTTTATGTTTGTAAAGATTAGATTAGACGGCAGATCTGTAAATTTATTTATACAAATATTACCCACCTGAGTTGAATTACCATTAAGAGAATTAGTAATTCGACATAACTCACATATGGGAGTTTTACCACACAAACAACTTTCCCACTCCTCCTTTCTTGCAAAATCAATCCTAACTAATTTCCATTCTAGTTTTGCCTCTTCCCATATGTCAGCCTCAGATAATTCAAGAATCCTTTTAATAAAAGTTTCAGAATATTTGGTTTTATGAACTTCATTAAATTCTTTGCAGCTATAACAGTATGAATGGTCAGCGTATATTGCAAGGGCATCGGAGGAACCACACTTAGAACATGGTTCCATCATTGGTTTCTCAAGTTCCACTTTATTCATCCTCCAAGAAGGGGTTATCGATCTGTGTCATTCTACCAGTTTCTTTGTCGTAATGCAAGTGACAAGCAACACCAGTGTCTCCGGTGTATCTATTCTTCAGGATACGAACGGTGGTTGTGTTGGCCTCCACCTCATCTTCCGCTTGCTGGTTGCGCTCCAGAGCTATGACACTATCACTTAGATGTGCTATACTGGCAGAGCCACGCAGATGCGAGAGAGATACCTCCCTCCCCTCCTCGTGACCTCTATCACCACCCGGCCTACGAAGATGACTGACAAGTAGCAAAGCTATCCCAGTCTCCTCAACCAGAGAACGTAGCTTGGTCATCAAGACATCGATAGACTTACGCTCATCTCCAAAGTCTTCCTGACCTGATACTAGAATAGATAGGTGATCCAGAAAGACCCACTTACAATCAAGAGCCTTTGCCATATACCGGACACGATCAAGGATCTCATCGTTGCTTATGGAACCAAAGTGATCAAAGGCAAAGAACCTTCGGCTACCTACTGTCTTGTCTTGCCACTCCTTTAATTGTTCCGGGGTGAATCGATCTCGTATTTCTTTTATATATAGTCTGGCATTAGCCTCAACACTCATAATGTTAAATGTTGTACTACGTGTGCTTTCTTCCAGAGCAAGTAGTCCAAGGTTGTCTTGGGTGCTTCCCATAATGTGATGCATTAGTTCACGCATAACACTGCTCTTACCCATACCAGCACCAGAGGTGAAGGTAACTAGCTCTCCGGTACGCATACCGTAGGTCTTCTCATTTAGTTTATCCCAAGGATAAGAACATGTCTCATGGTATGTCTCATCGTAGAGACTGTCTCCCAGATCACCAAGATTTATAATACCAGCAGGAGTATATGCCTTTGCAGTCCACCACGCTCGGACAAACTTTTCGGATTGACCAGTTTTTAAATACTCGTTTGCATCCTTCATATCAAGATACATGATCTTGCATTTATTAGGCTCAAACAATCTGGCTACTTCAGTAGCAGCAGACTTACCTTGGGCATCATTATCAAAACAAAGTACTACAGTATCGAATTTATTTAGATAATCAAGTGACTGTTTGCAGTTCTTCAGGGCAGAGGCAGCTCCATTCTTTATGGACACACAAGGATATTTAGATCCTGTAAGCTGGAAGGCACTCATTGCATCAAGCTCACCTTCGCATACAGTAATGTACTTTTGTGACTGACCAAAGATGTGTTGACCAAACAGACCACACTCACTTAATGGTCCTTCAGACCAGAAGTCTTTAATCTTTACACTTCGATACTTACTTGCCTTGTAGTTACCATCTTTATCATGGTAGTCATACTTATGTTCAACTATAACTTGGTTATCGAAAGCGACAGTAACTCCATACTTCTTGCACGTCTCCGCTGTAATCTTTCGATCAGTAATGTCTGCTGTTTTAAATGTACGTTTAGTTCGGCTATTCATGGGAATTACCTTAGCTTTGGTTTCTATTTCTATTTCTGTTTCGTACCCCACACTACCGTAGGTTTCACAACTGTAACACCAAGTATGATCAAAATAGGTAACAAGGGCATCCGATGATCCACATTTAGAACACGGGCCTTTCATTGCCTTTTTGGTTTGCATTACTTCTTACATCCTTCCTTTGCTAAAGTCAAACATTTCTTGACAGATGTCACGTCTAATTCCTGCGATCTCTTTTTCAATAGAAACAAGTGCCTCTACTTTTTCTACCTTCTCCATTGCCATCCACTCATCTCTAAAGGATAGTTGAAAACTTTTTCTACTCCCTATTTTGTAAACCTCCAGAAGAATATCTCTTCCTTCCTGCTCTCTTGACATAATAAATTTCCTTAGGGTTGGTTCCAAGATGTAAGGTAACTGAGCTTCTGTTTTCGATTTCTTCCTGTGCTTCTCTCCTCGTTTTAAAATTTTCAATAACCACATCACCATGTTCTTTCCTTAGCATTAAGTTCCAAGGATTAACAGTCATCGAACTGATCATTCCATATTTCATTTACAAAGTCATCCTTATCTAGCATAATCTCTTCGACTTCCCGACGAGCTAGCCGCTTGGCTTCTTTATTATTGTAACCTTCCTCACTATACTGACGTACTAAATCACGGAAGATAGCACTTCGTTCTTTTTGCCATAGATTCTTAGGCATCATCCCTCCTCCAGATCCATGAAGAACTGATCTATATCTTCAGGATCATAAACATCGTATCCAGTTTCTTTTATAAGATCCCACACCTCTTCGGAGTAACCATAAGCTAACCTAAGTTTGGTGTCCTTTTGTTTAAGATGTTCAGAGAAATTATATATCTTTGCTGTCATCCTCATCCTCATTCGTAATATTTTTATAGGTGTCTCTTGAATAATAATGATCTAGTTCTGCCCATGATAAAAGCATGTTACTTCGATCTTGTTTGACGTCAGCTAACTCTTCTCGGAGCTTTTTAATTTCTATATTTTTATTTTCTACAAGCATTTTAAGTTGGTTAACTTGCTTTCTTAGAACTTTTAACTCACTAACATTTTGATTCATTGTAAGATTAGCCTTTAACATCTTTACTCTCCATCAGTTTAATTAATTGAGTAACACGCTCTTGTAGTACACTTAACTCTTGAAAAACTCTATCGATCTGCTTCAATACGTGAGTAGGAAACTCTTGTCTAAGTTGCTCTTGTATCTGATGTATCTCCTCTATCTCCTCAGGTGTTGTCATTGTAAACCTTTCTTTCTGGAATGTCAACAAGAAACTTCATACTAATGAAGGCGTCCTACCCGGATCTGGTATGGAAAACCACTCTCGAAACCCTCCAGCCCATGACGGTGAAGGAAGAGTCGAGCATCCTCCTCCGTTGAGAAAGTTTTTAATGCCTTACCTTCTTCATCTATCATGGCATCTATTTCTTCAAACCTCCCCATAAAATCGTGTTGAATAATAATATATGACATTTATTTTCCTCCTATTTAGAAAACTATCCGAGGATGTAGCTCCTCTTTTTTAAGTTCCTCGTATACTTTATTAACGTAATGCTTATCAACCACATCCATATTACTCTCAACATGTGAGGTAACTTCCTCAATATTACTCGCTCCATTTTCAATAGCGTCATAGATTAACTCTTCCATTTCCATGATCCAGTTTTTTATCTTAGACATATCTACCTCTTAAAGTTAGGGGGTGAGCGAACCCACCCCTATTTATTTATCAAGAAACTTCCTCACTCTGGAGCCAGCCCCTGAAAAGCTCATGGATGACCTCCCGATACTCTTCTTGATCATCGAACTGAGCAATCACCAACGAGCCAACGACATCGCCAAGCCTCCCGTACTCCTTAATTGTGAGGTCAACGGGGTCGTTCCACTTGATAAGTTCTTCAGCCATCTTCAATCTCCTAAGCTGCAAGCTGTTGCCAAGTATCAGAAGCTAACATCTTCCGTACTTTATCTTCTCTGAATACCTTGGTTGTTGGATTATCGGTATGGGTAGACCAGTAAGTAGCAGCCTGATAAGCTGTCCAGAGTGTACCACTATCTCTCTGACCGTAGCTCTCGTAAGCACCCTTACCAAGAAGGTGTCGGTTTTCCTCATCAAAGACTTTCATCAGGTTACTTAACATAACTTTATTAGCTACCTTCTCACGCTTAACATTATCCATTCGAGATGCAAGTGTCTTGGTAAATAGATCGACAGCCTGATCTCTCTGCACAGAAGTATTATACCACGCCCTCATAGTATCCATACCATCCGAGGCAATGTACTCTGCTGCTCCCTTAACTTTGGCAGCAAAGGTTGGCACGTCGAAATTCTTGGTGTGCCTACCGTACATATAAGCTAGCTTATTTCCATTGACCAAAGTATTATAACACATGGACCTCCAGAGACCCATCATACCACTATTTGCCCACGTTCTATTATGACTGGTACGAAAGCAGAACTCAGGAACAACATTATCTCCTCGCCCATCTATGGTCTGTTCGTGGGCCGGGAACCTAGCCCGGAGTTCAAGCTGTGCTCCACCATTATATACATTGGTATCAAAGTTAGCGTCAGTCATATCAATACCAGACATCGTAAGGGCTTCCTCAACCTGCTCAACGATGTCGCCATATTGTACGACCTCATAGTTATCAGAGACAATACCTAACATTACCGCCGACTCAGGAATGCCCCAGTCATGGTGTTTCTTTCTTTGAATACCTACTCCAATACTTGCAGGGACCACCACCCCAGAGGAGTGGTAGGGATCAACATAGAGCGGCACCTTCTCTACCTTGAAGTTAATTATATCTTTATTAAACATCTTCATCCTCCTGTCCAATTAGTTTAACACCATCAAATGGCACCTCGATAAGGGTACCTGTCTTCTCGTCTCTCACTCGAAAATACTTTACGCCACTGTCATAGGTATTTAGTGTACCTTTCCGAGTTAACTTCTTCCACCCAACACTAGGTAAGTCTGATTCACTTACCCAACCGCACGGCTTATCGTGCTTATCGACAGGCATCTCCTTAGTATACATAACATCAATCATTTAATCCTCCTTGGATGTTGAGATGTATCGGCCTCGGATCGGATGATATCCGGCAAGTTTAATGATGTATTCCTCAGCCTTTGTTCCGGCATCCTCCCCGAAAGAGGCTGTGATTTTACTCACTATGTCACGCATAGTCCAACCGTGAAGTCGGGAACGCTTTCCCTCCTCCATTATACGGTGGATCTCCTCAGTTAATTTATCGATAGCCATTCTTCGTATCCTTCTGTTAGTGACTGCATCTCGTGCTCAATCCAACCATTAAGTTCTTCTACATCTAACTCTTCATCGTCGAACTCCTCAACCGGCTTAGTCGCCCCAACACAACATAGCTCTATATATTCCTCCACCATAGGACGATACCAAATATCTGAGTTACTCTCCAGAAACTTTCGAACTTCTAGTGCTGTACTAAAATCGGGAGCTAACATTATACTACCTCCTTCCATGCTATCTGAGGTTCAAACTTGATAACATCTCCATTATTATCTTGAGTAGTTGTTGCGTTAAAGCCGTCTATAAAATTAAACAAGACGTTCTTATCTTGTGGATGGAAGAGCTTAAGAGCTACTGAACCTTGGTCCTTGGTTTCAATTCGTATAGTTATAACAGAGAAATTACGACAATCGAAATGCTCTTCTTCCATTCCGATCTCGGTTACATTGTGTATATTAATGTCCATTGGAATGTCCTTCCAGTTTAGTAAGAGTTACTTCTGATATAGTTGCACTCAATACAGATGTGATCAGGTTTATCGCAAGCATATCCATTGGTGCCTTACTAAAGGCAAACGAGAAGACAGCCCGGAGAGAACCTGCCACGATCTCAAGCTCGTCGCCTTCCTTTGCTCCCTCCAAGAGCAGATTCAGCTCACCTCTAATCATATCCTCAGCCTGTTTCATTTTATCATCGTTCTTGATCATTAGACTTCCTTTGCATTTTCTATATCAAAGAAGCACGAACCGTCAGTCTCAATAGTATCCCATTCATTGTCCTCTAGTTGAAAGACCTCCTCGTCTACTATATCGTAGAAGTCTTGACCTTCCGGGTCAATGTCAGTAGATACCTCTACAAAAGCTCTTTGATGGACGGTCCGGTATACCTTAACTCTATATGTCTTCTCTGTCATAATCTATCTCCGGTTTGATGTCTTTCTTTCTTGAAGGTACGATCCTTTTCTTATACTGTCCCTTTCGAAGGGACGTAGCGTAGGGATTTCGGGAAGCTACTCCATGTCTATGGTGGGATCGCCCCACTGTGGTTTTCTTTCTTCGCTGCATAGTGCTGCCTTTCTATAATCTTCATAGTGTTTCTCCTTCTTCTCAGGAAACCACCACCATGTAGGCATAACATCATAAAACCGACGTTGATCTTCAGACCATTCGTGCTTGGTCATCACCATAGAAACCTCCTTTATTTGTGTAGTATAACATACTCAGATCAACAGGTCAACTCCGTTCGGACCACTCATTCTCAGCTCTCTCACGAGCTTCTATGATAGTTTCCCAAGCATTCTTGTGCCAACCTGAGTTTACCAGAAGATTATAATGATGCTCGAACATATTTTCTTTTAGCTCGTCGTTTCCTGCGTGACTCATTAGCTAATTCCTCTCACTCTCCAGTAGCGTTTGATTACCTCGTCCCAAGGAACCTCTCCCCGGTACATCTCAGTCCACCATTCGGGACCAATAGTATCCACAAGCCATTCCTCAATAGCAAGAGCACCAACGGCGATCTCCATATCGGAGCCTTGTTCAACAATAATGTTCGGCAGTCCTCTTTTATTTAGTTCAGTCATCTTTGACCTCCATCAGCATAGTGGTTAGACAATCAGGCTCATCGATCTCAAACTTGACAAGCCGTCCGCCTCGGCGAACTATCTCAGCTTCAAAGAGCCGACCTTCATCCATCAGATCCTGAAAGGACACATCGGCTTCGATCACACGGTAGGTTGAGGTCATCACATTCTCCATTCTAATCTTCGCCCTCTAGTATCGCAAGATACTCTACTAGAGGGCTAGATTAGGGTAAGTTAGTTCCGAATTGTGTTGATTACACCGTAAGCAAAACCACCCAGAGACATAGTATAAGTTCCCAGAGCGATTAGTCGGGACTCGTAGATCAGCCCAAGTCCTTCAAGACTTACGAACAAGCCGATCATACCGACTATAACATAGAGCAGATACATGATTCGCATGATTCTTTTCCTACATATCCTGATAAACAACTTGGTCGTACCTGTTTTGAGCAGGTAAGTCAACCACATTCTTACTACGCAATCTTGTATTACCAATCAAGCGCATGTAATCCCGGATTGTTCCGCCATTAGCGGCAGACAATCTCCGAGCATGTAGGGCAACAGATTTATCAAAGGCAGTGCGGCTTCCAAAAGGAACAAGTTTATCTCGCTTTCGCTCGATCTTCTCATCCATCCAGAGATTATAGCCAGCCTCTCGCTTGAGGTTATCTTCATATATAATAACAGTTTGCATAGCACTTCTTTCGGTTAGGTTAAGTTAAACGAGTAGTTTAAGGTCATGCTCAGGACCAAATTGCACTTACTAATTCGTCTCCCTAGTATCGCAAGATACTCTACTAGGGAGACTAATTAGGTTAGCTCGATGCTACTCGACTGGCCTTCTTCTTTGCTGTACCGTGAGCTGGGAAACCCACGATAACCTTCCGGTTACGTTTCTCGCAAAGCATACAGTCAGCACAAGATATATCATCTTTGTATGTAGCAGGACAGACAACAATCTTCCTGCCTTTGGCAGTCCGGGTGTTAGTTGTCTGGTCGATTGGCAAGACCGTTGTAACAGGAAAAACATCAAGATCATATAGCTCATCCGCATGATCAAGATTATTAGCCGAGAGGTTTACCGTGAAACCTATGTTGTTCATCATGTAAACGGTAACCCTGTTGTCCCAATTATTCAGGACATCGTAGTGTGTATAGGTAAACCCACGTTTATTTTCATTAGCTCTGGCTAACTCTATACATTTATCAGTGTCAAGGTTTACCTTGTCACCGGGAAGATCCCCGGCTTGGTTGTGTCTCCACTTTTGCAAGGGAGGTAGGTCTTTGACCTTACTAATAAAGGTAGACCAATCATCACCTCTCTCGCCTTGGGACACTTTGTCCCAGTGGAGTTTCAGGGGACCACTCTCTGCGTAGCAGCCGCCCTCATTAGCATTATTAAAAGGGCAGACTGTGGGACAAGTCGCCCCGGCAGAGGTGGTCACTGGAATGGGACCAACTTTCGCATTCTTACTTTTGACAGTCATGTGATACATAGTTAAACCTCATATGTCTGTTCAAGTTTCAAGAAACTTAGGTCAAGTTCCCTTATCTTAGTAAGGTAAAGGTCGTTCATGTGTTCTCCCGCTACGTCCTCCACTTGGAGGATGTCAGTGTCCCCATAAACCGGATAATAATAAACTGGATCATCCAATTTTATAGGCGGCAAAGCTACGAACAAAACATAGTAAGGAGTTGATTCCATTAGATTTCCCCTAGAGCTGTTTGGCTGGTTCTTCAAAGATATAGCCAAGCCGTTTGGCATACATAATTGTGTCGGCAGTCAAGGTCTTTGTACCTGCTATCTTAGCAAGTAACCTTGAGGTTTCACAAGCAGGATAGACAACATCGTTGCCATACTGATCTTTGATTTCAATCAAACACCTAGTCATTCGGACCTCCATCTCTTATTTGTTTTCTCAATTTATTCATTACTAAGGAAAACTGGGGGTGATTTTGATTGCGAACGGGAAGATTACGAAGCAACCATCTAACATTAGATGGATCACTTATATCCCGTCGTAATTCTGGAACATTCATGTCGAGCGGTATCATTAGATAATCCTCCTTTCCAATTACGCTCTCTAGTATCGTAAGATACTCTACTAGAGAGCTTAATTGGGTTAGAACCTTTCGTGGTCTTGATCAGAGTAAGGACCAGTTGGCACAAGCGGTGACTTTCTAGCTATAACAATGGTGTCATTATCATAGTCTATGTCACATCTTGATCTAGGATCAAAGAACATATGAATAAAATCAGGTTTTCCCCAGACCATAACAGCATGGAGATATTCCTGATCCTTTCTAAATCCTATGAAGTGAATAGCCATTCTACCTACTCCATTTACAGTTCAGGGGAAACTTACCTTGTTTCCAGTCTTTGTGCAGTTTTACATTGCGATCCCAATTCTTATTATTAAAACTACCGACTGGTTCCCCTTGAAAGGGAGCCTTAGGGCAGCCACAACTTTCTTGGAATATATCAAACCTTTTACCACAGCCTGTGCAAGTAAATACAGCAGGTTGGGCCGGAGGGAACTGTGCTTTACAAAAGCTGGGACATCCCCAAACACATTTTGTCTTTGACATAGCCTGTCCTCCTTTTAATTTAAAGTGTTAACTTTGTATATTCTGGAGAACAGGACTTCTTAGTCCTGCTCCCCAGACCATACCAAGTCTAGCTAGCTGCTACCATCGCAGCAAAGTAAGGGCTGTCCGTGGGAGGCTTCTCAGCCCAAGCAACAGCACTTTCTTGCTCCTCCTTCGGAGCATTCTCCACGTTCCGAATAACCTTGGTGGAAACTCCCTTGGGAGTTACATACTTAATTCGGACCGGAAGTCCAGCATCCACCACCTTAGCAAAGATCTCTTTGCCACGCTCAAGTTCGACCCAATTCGAGCCGTCCCACACTTCAAAAGTCTTTGTCGTTTTCTTTGCCATGATATCCTCCATTGGCGTTCGGCCAAAATCGGCCAGTCTAATTACGCTCTCTAGTATCGCAAGATACTCTACTAGAGAGCTTAATTAGCTTAGTTAAGAAGCTCAGACTCAACTTCGTGAAGATCGTCGAAGCTGCTTACCCAGTTCCCTTCACTATCGTGAAGGTCTATACCGAAACCACCGGGAGCTACGCTAACTTGGAACTTGTCGTTGAACTTAAGGCTAAGTTCAAAGTTGGTCTTCATTAGATCGGTCATTGAAACCTCCAGTTTGAGTTACTAATCTACGCTCTGTAGTACTACTTCGTACTACTACAGAGCTTGATTAGGTTAGGTCAAAAGACTATAGGTGGCTAGTATAACTAGCCCAGTGGAAAGCATCCAATCGGTCCAAAGCATCTCGGTTTTCCTATCTCCAATTAAGCTCTCTAGTATCGTAAGATACTCTACTAGAGAGCTTAATTGGGTTTCATCATCCCGGTTGTCAAGTCTCTTCGCCATTCATCATTTGCATAGTAGCTATGCAAATCCTGCATAGGGCGAAAAGAGCTTTGTTCTCAAGACTTTGGCAGCTTTCCGTAGCTTCGAAGCAGTACGGAATACCAACAAATTCCCCTCAACTGGGATGAAATTTGTATTACTAATCTACGCCCTGTAGTACTACTTCGTACTACTACAGGGCTTGATTAGGATTCCTGAGATTTTATTTTCTCTGGCCTAGCGCATTATGCATGGGGGTGGGGAAAAAACCGGGCGCACGCATATATATATAAAACCACACTCTCATATATTTAGCAAAATTTAAGGGTTGGTCATCAAATGTAAAAGTCGGTCTTTACAGAACCCTTCTAAGCTATTATTATTATTATCTTATTTATCTTTTTTAGTAGAGCTATTGTATATCTAATATTTATAGTGTATAATAGTACTATGAAAGATTTAAATAGTAACTACATAGAATCATATATAGCACTTCAAGGGCTTCTGTCTCAAGAAGTAGATACTCAATGTAATGAGGACTTCTTATCCTTTGTTCGATTGATGGCTCCTACTCTTATATCTAACTTTAAGATGGGGCGTCACATAGAAGTCATAGCTGAGAAGCTCCAACAGATAGAAGAAGGAAGTCTTAAAAGACTGATGGTCTTTCTTCCTCCTCGTTCCTCCAAGTCCATGATCTGTTCAAAGCTCTTTCCGGCTTGGTATATAGGAAAAAATCCTGAAGATGAGATCTTAACTATATCTCACTCGGATCAGCTAGCCAGTGACTTCGGTCGGTCTGTTCGAGATCTGGTAAACATGGAAGAGTTCCAGAAGATATTCCGGGGTGTGTCTCTCCGCACGGATGTGCGAGCTGCTGGTAAGTGGAAGACAAACCATAATGGTACTTACTACGCTGCCGGGGTTCGATCTCAGATTGCTGGACGAGGTGCTCATGTAGCTATACTGGACGATGCTATGTCAGAGGAAGATGCTATCTCCTCTGCTGGTCGCAGATTCATCAAAGAGTGGTATCCAGCAGGACTCAGAACACGTATCATGCCCGGAGGTTCCATAGTAATAATCAATACCAGATATCACTACGATGATCTGTGTGGATGGCTTCTTAAACAACAAGAGGATATGTCGGACTATGAAACTATCCCTTGGGATGTTGTTCGTATACCGGCATGGATAGACGAAGAATCTTCCGACTTACTGAATCTTCCGGTTGGTTCAAGTTACTTTCCGGAATGGAAACCTGCCTCGGTTCTTCAGATAGATGAGAATGAAATTAAAGCCAGCAATGGAGCCAGATACTGGAATGCTCTTTATATGCAAGATCCAACTCCAGAAGAGGGTGGTCTTATAAAGAAAAAGTGGCTTAAGAACTGGGACGAAGCAGAGCCACCAAGCTGTGACTTTATTATTCAAACATTCGACACAGCCTTTTCTACTCGAACGACGGCTGATTTTAGTGTTATACAAACATGGGGTATATTTTATCAGTATAATCAAGACGGGAAAGGTTATGAAGACTTTGCCCCTCATCTGATTTTACTGGGTAATATAAAGGGCCGCTTTGAATATCCTGAACTACGCAGGATGGCTCAGAAGCTCTACGAGAAGCACCGTCCTGATGTGTGTATGGTGGAGAAGAAAGCCAGTGGTCAATCTCTTCTGCAAGATATGAGACGAGCAGGACTTCCAGTAATGGAGTATCTTCCTGATCGAGATAAGGTATCCAGAGTTTATGCATCTACTCCTATAATGGAAGCTGGCCGACTATGGATACCAAAGGGTAAGAAATGGGCAGATGACCTCATTGAGGAATTAATCCGGTTTCCAAATGCAGCTCACGATGATCAGGTGGATGCCCTGACAATGGCGGTTAACTACATGAAAGAGTCTTGGCATCTCACACATCCCGAAGATCCTGAGTATGAGGAGAAGCCCCGAGGAAAGGCTCCCACGTATTGGAATGTATAAAATTTGGGAAACCCAAGAAGATGTGCTATAATAGTAGTACGACTAAAGAAGGGGAATTATGAAATTATGACTAGAGCATTCGATCTGGCACTGCACCGAGCCAAGCATATGTCTCGCCCGAGACCTCCAAGTATTACAATTGGAATAGATTTTAGCCAAAGTTCTATGCCGATGGCAGGAGGTGGTGGTCTATCTTCCATTCAGAAAAGAATGAATATAGGTGGAGAGCCACACCGGCTTTCCTATATTAATTCTGATGAAGCTTCTCTCTTGAAACAACTGGGTGGTCTAGGCCAACCTGTAAGAGGAACTAGAGGTGTTCCTGCCTATATTGGTGTGGGTGATGAAGAAGGTATTAGTGAAGATTATGGTGTAGAAGGTTCTATGGGTGGTGGTGTAGATATGGGAGAAATGGGATCAAGTGAGTCCTATACGGGCATCGGTAAACATGCTGGAGAATTTGAAGACGTCGCTGTGCACACGAAGGCAGCCCAAGACATGCGAGACGCACTCGCCCTACAGATGGCTGCCCCGCCAGACCCTACTGCGCCAGAGGGTGGATATTGGGGAGTGCCTACAAAAAGTGAAGGTATTATGGGTTGGCTAGCGAATCAATTGGCATCAGGAGTAGGCGCAACACTAGGAGGTCTATTTGGTCTTCCGGGGGCGATGGCGGGAGCGAAATTTGGTCCGGATGTGATGAATAGTATTATATCAGCAATAAAAAGTCCTTCTTTCACACCACACGATATTTTCGGAACGGATATGAGTAAATCTTTAGGTAAAGGTGATCTAGATGATCCAGATGATACTCCAACAGAAGAAGATGAAGAAAAGAAAAAGATCATAGCGGAAGAGGAAAAGAAAGAAGAAAAAAAACTGAGGGGTATTTTGGCATATTTTGCCAAAATGGGAGGTGTATCTCCCTTAGGATATACAGATTCGGAAATAGAACTTTTTAAAAGGATATATCCTCCCGATCATCCAATCTGGGAAGATATAAATAGAGAGCGAGAGCCAATGTGGCCTAGTATAGAAGACGCAGAAGTTTAGGAATATTTAGATGGCAACAGAACGTAATCCTTTCGAGATGATACCAGAAGAAGTTGGTAATGTCATACCTATGCCTAGTATGGAAGAGACTGGGGAAGCTACCTTTGAGGTTGATCCCCTAGATGGAGGAGTCACAGTGGACTTCTCAGAGTCGGTGGAGATGGAAGCCTCGGAAGATATTGCTGAATGGTACGGGGATATATCAGAATCTCTGGATGAATCTGATCTGGCAAGTATAGCTGGAGATGTTATAGAAAACTTCGAAGCTGATAAGGAATCCAGAGCTGAGTGGGAGTCCATGTTCGAGCGAGGCTTCGACCTACTAGGTCTACGGCTTGAGTACGGAACGGAACCCTTTGAAGGTGCTTGCACGGCTGTCCACCCTCTCTTGATTGAGTCGGCTGTTAAGTTCCAGTCAAAAGCATCGGGAGAACTCTTTCCTTCCAGAGGTCCGGTCAAGGCACAGATATTCGGTAAGTCTACCCCGGAGAAAGAATTACAAGCTAATCGTGTTCAGAACTTTATGAACTATCAGCTCACAGAGCAGATGCCGGAATACTTTGATGAATTTGAAAGGATGCTCTTTCACCTTCCCTTGATTGGGTCTTCCTTCAAGAAGATTTACTACGATGCTACGATTAAGCGTCCCCGATCAGAATTTATACCGATTGATCAGTTCTATATATCTTATTATGCAACCGATCTTGGTAATGCAGATCGCTACACTCATGTTATTTATCGGAGTCCTGTGGAAATAGCCCGAGATATTCGGGTAGGTGTCTATCAAGATATAGATCTTCCTACTCCTTCCGTGAGTAATATGACAGCTTTCTCCGAGAAGATGGATACCATCATTGGTCTCTCTCCCTCCTCGGATAACGATCCTCAATATGTTTTACTTGAACAACACTGTTATCTTAGTCTTGACGAAGAAGATGAAGCACTTCCGTATATCGTAACTGTGGAAGAGCAATCTCGACAAGTACTTAGTATTCGTAGAAACTATAAGCAAGATGACCCGAACAAAGAGAAAATAAGTCACTTTGTGCATTATAGATTTGTTCCGGGCTTTGGTTTCTACGGGCTGGGTCTTATTCATTTTCTGGGTAACCTGACAATGAGTGCAACGGCAGCTATGCGTTCCTTGATAGATGCCGGTCAATTTGCCAATTTACCCGGAGGGTTTAAGGCCAAGGGAGTGCGGATGGTTGGTGACAATGATCCTATCGCTCCCGGCGAGTTCAAGGAGGTTGAGGCAACTGGTATAGATTTATCAAAGGCTATTGTTCCCCTTCCCTACAAAGAGCCTTCCTCTACTCTATTCCAGATGCTGAATTTCGTGGCTGCTGCTGGTCAGAAGTTTGCGGACAGTACAGAGCAAGTTATCTCTGATGCTGCCTCCTATGGACCCGTTGGTACGACTATGGCTCTATTAGAAGCTAGTAGTAAGTTCTTCACGGCAATTCATAAAAGACTACACAAATCGCAAAAGGATGAGTTCAGAATTCTTGCTCGAATTGATTATGATTATCTTCCCGAAGAATATCCTTACGATGTTCCCTACGAAGATCGTAGTATATTCAAGAATGATTTTGACGGTAGGATAGATATTATCCCGGTTAGTGATCCTAATATTCCCAGTAACGCACACCGTATGATGATGGCAAACATGGCTCTTCAGATGGCCCAGCAATCACCCCCCGGTATGTTTAATCTGGAAGCACTAAACCGGACTATTCTTAATGCAGCTAATATGCCAAATGTGGAGGAGATACTTCCTCCCAAGATTAAACCAAAACCTATGGACCCTGTATCGGACATCATGGCTGCTACCAAGGGAGTACCGATTGCAGCATTCCCCGGACAGAATCATGATGCTCATATTCAGGTAAAGATGGCCTATCTGCAAGATCCCATGAATGGTGCTAATCCTATTATGCAACGTATTAAACCTATTCTGGAAGCTAATATTCAAGAACATTCTATTATGAAATATCAAGAACAGATGAGCGGTATTACTCAAGAAGCTCTGAAGAAAGTACCAGAGCAAGCTAATAATCCTGCTGTTGTGGAGATGGCAATGGCCGAGGCTGCTCAACAGATAGTGAATGCAAACCAAGCTATGGGTCAAGCACAGTCTCCTGAACAACAGCTTCTGGCTATAGAACAGTCCAAGGTTGAACTGGAGAAACAGAAGTTACAGTCTGATACAGCTACTAATGCCGCTGAACTTGAGCTTAAGAATAAGAAGCTTGAGCTTGAGGAGAATGAACAGATTATTGGGATGTTGAAATCAGGAGCCACGGATAACTTCAAACGTGAAAAATCAGAAGCGGATCGAGGTAGTAAAGAAAAAATAAAGAGTATGGAGCTTGTGACCAAAGCTGCTCTGGAAGAATTTAAGATTGATAAAGAAGATGAGCGAGAAGTTATGAGAGTAATGAAAGAGATGCTCATGGCAAATATGAAAGAGAATAACGAACTTGACACAAAGGGTCTGGATGCTCTTGTCAAGATGGCTCTAGCGCAACAAAAGGAGATAAGTAATGATGAAGAAAGGTAAGGGTTACCCGGAACATGTACTGAGTAAGAGTAAAACATTTGGAAATCCATTCCAGAAAGATGTTTGGGACTTCGAAGTGAACGTGCTGTTCTGAATGAGTGGGAAGATTACTCTTGGAAAATGCCAGAACCAGAGAAAAAGTCACGTAAGAGTACTATGTATAGTTAATGGATATCTGGGATGAAATAGTTATTGAGTTTAATGAAGAATTAAATAAACTCAAGACTACTTTGGGTAATGGTTCAGCAGAAGACTATTCTCACTATCGACAGATTGTCGGTTCCATATCTGGGATAGAATGGGCCAGAGATAATCTGACAAACATTGTTAAAAAACGTATCTATCAGGAGGATGATGAATAAGATGCAACAAGTTAGTATGGGTGCGGCTCTGAAAAATGATCTCTGGGTTACAGATCTGGAGGAAGTTCCTGATCCGAGTCCGTTACCTGCGTTACCGGGATTTCATATTCTGGTGCGTCCTGTATCAGTAAAGAGTATTACCAAGGGCGGTATCTTTATACCGGACTCAACAAAAGATGATATGTCATATCTAACGACCGTGGGTCAAGTTCTTCAGCTTGGAGATTTATCTTATCTTGATAAGGATAAGTTTCCCGGAGGTGCTTGGTGTACCGTGGGAGATTATGTCTGTTACGGTAAACATGCCGGAACCAAGCTTTTCTATAAGGGTGTTCGACTTATCCTTTTGTTTGATGATCAGATTGTAATGAGGGTGGAAGATCCCAAGGATCTTGATCCAACCTTCAATCTTGGGAAAGGATCTGGCTGATTTGGGAAATCAAATATAATATGGTATAATAGTGTAGGGCATATTTTTGTCTTAACGTAAATCGTTTGTCTCGTTAGCAACGGAGAATGAAATGGATAATGAAAAAGAAGAGTGGAATGAAGTAGAACTTCCTGATTCCAAGGAGGAGTCAGTTGAATATGAAGTGGAAGATTCCCTAGAGGAAGTAGAAACTAAGCCAGAGGAAGTTCCTCAAGAGCTGGAAGGTATTGAAACCAAGGGCGCTCAGAAAAGAATACGACAGCTTATTAAACAGAGAAAAGATCGGGATGAGCAAATCCAGACTTTGATATCTCATAATGAACAATTAACTGGTCACTTGCAAAATAAAGATAAAGAACTATTTAATGTAAGTAAATTAAGTTTGGATACGTCCGAAAAGCAACTTCTGGATAAAGTGGAATTAGCCAGAAAGGTTTATCTGGAAGCATTCGATGATGGTGATAAGGATATGCTCCTAAAGGCTCAAGAATCTTTGAATGACGCACAAGCAGATTTAAAAATGATTAATTCTGCCAAGGTGGATTATCAAGAAGAGCCAGTACAAGCACAGCCGGTTGCTAGACAACCTCAACCACAACAAACACATGATCCCAAGGCTACTAAATGGGCAGAACAGAATGAGTGGTTTGGAAAGGATACAGTCAGAACGGCTGCGGCTCTGGCAATAGATGCAGAGCTTAAGGGAGAAGGATATGATCCTAATGATAAGGAATACTACGAGGAAATTAATAGCCGTCTTCAAGAGGCTTTTCCTCAAAAGTATGAACGTGTGCAGGAAAATACGTCACAACCTGCTCAGGTGGTTTCGGGGGCTTCACGCTCGTCTCCGACCTCAGGAAAGAAAGTCAAGCTCTCCAAAGAAGATGTGAGATTGGCACAGAAATGGGGAATACCACTTGAACAGTATGCCGCCGAGAAGCTTAAGGTTACTCAAGCTGATGGCGAATATACTAATATCAACTAGGCGTGGAGGAAAGAAACATGACAACACGAAATGAATCACGTAGTAATACATTACGGGAAGAGAATACAAGAGAAGAGGAATGGACCTTTGAAGAGCCGAATGCTCTGACTATTCCAGACAATGTGCAAGCACGGTTTGGAAATGATGGTATGTCGCTCCGTTGGATACGTATCTCTATAAAAGGTCAAGAAGACATTCAGAATGTAGGTAAGAAACTACAACTTGGATGGACATTCGTTACTCCTGATGAAGTTCCCGAGATGGCTCTTACATCCTTCGTGAGGGAAGAAGGCAGGTATCAAGGTGCAGTCTGTCGTGGAGACGTGGCCTTGGTTAAGATGCCAGCCGGTAAAGTGGCGGCTCGACGGAAATTCTATGAGAATAAAGCCAACGATCAGATGGATGCTGTTAATGCACAATTGATGAAGGGTTCTGATTCTCGTATGCCAATTTCCAATACCAGTCGCTCTGTAACAACAAGAGGCAGAGTCCCTACTTTTCAGGACTAACCCTCACAATATAAGGAGATGAAACATGTCTACTACTAAAGCATTTCGTGGTTTCATTCCTGCTCGTATGAAAGGTGGCGCTTATAATAATGAGGCCGTCACTGACATGATCACGCTTACCTCAACGGGTATGGCGGGATCACCAACTAATAACATTTTCACGGGTGACCCGGTAGTTATGCCGGGGGCAAACTTTGCCACTATTTCACCTTACATTGCGGCTACTCTGAAAGCCTCTGGTGTTTTCATGGGTTGTCAATATGTGGAAAATGGAGAGCAAAAGTTTGCTCGATATTGGAACGGTGGAACGAGTGCCACGGATATCAAGTTCTTCGTGATCACTAATCCTGATCAGACTTACCACATTCAAGCTTCTTTATCTTTATCAGCGGTAGAGCTGTTAATTCAAAAGAACTATAATGTAACTGTAAGTTCAACTGCAAGTTCTGGTAGTACTACCACAGGTCAGTCAAGTTACTATCTGGATGGTGCTTCCGGTACTGAGGCAACAGCGGCTGTACGTGTCATTGGCAAAGCTAAGTATCCTGACGAAAAGGATTCGGACGCTTATCCAATAGTTGAGTGCTGGATTAACCAGCATCGAGACAGGTACGTTACAGCCACGGCTTCAACGGCTTAATAGGGAGGATTTATCATGGCTATTAATAGAGCTAGTATTAGTAAAGAACTCCTTCCGGGCCTTAACGCCGTTTTTGGATTGGAGTATGGAGAAGTAAACGATGAGCATAAAGCTCTCTACGAGATAGAGAACTCGGATCGGGCGTTTGAAGAGGAAGTCCTCTTTACCGGATTCGGGACTGCTCCTACTAAGGGAGAGGGTGCGGCTGTTTCTTACGATGATGCACAGGAAAGCTACACGGCCCGGTATACTGCCGAGACCGTGGCGTTGGCCTTTGCTATCACTGAGGAAGCAATGGAAGATAACCTGTACGATACGTTTGCAAAACTTCGTGCCAAGGGTTTGGCTCGGGGGATGGCGAATACCAAACAGGTAAAGGCTGCGAATGTTTTCAATAATGGTTTCACTGATACCATTGGTGATGGCGTAGCTTTCTTCTCGGATTCTCATCCTACGATAGCTGCTGGCGATCAGGATAATCTTCTGGCGGCCTCAGATCTCGCTGAATCAACCTTGGAGACGGCTCTTATTGCCATTCAGAAGACCAAAGATGATCGTGGTATTCTGATTGGTGCGAGTGCAGTGTCTCTGCATATCCCAGTTGACTACTGGGCGGTAGCTGACCGTGTTCTTAGTAGCCCCGGCAATACTCAAGCCAGTGCTGCATCAGGTGATACTTCTGGCCTGAATATGAATGCAATCAATGCTACTCGTCATATGGGTATGGTTCCTGATGGCTATCACATCAATCGTCGGTTTACCGATACTGATGCGTGGTTTGTCAAGACTGATGTACCGAACGGCACCAAGATGTTTGTTCGTTCGCCGCTTCAGACTAAGATGGAGCCAGACTTTGATACCGGCAATCTTCGGTTCAAGGCACGGGAGCGTTACAGCTTCGGTGTTTCGGACTGGCGTGGCTGGTACGGTAGTAGAGGTTAGTAACTCTAGTAGGGAGAGTGGTATTGTGCCACTCTCTCTTTACTACTATAAGGAGATATAATGGCTACAAATATCAAAGTTGCTATAGCCACGGGCGATGCAGTACTTAAATATGTAGATACGGATACTACGGTTGGCAATAATGGTGGGGGTAATAGCCCTGTACCAACTGTTACTCGTATTCTTTCTATTCACGCTTTGGCGACTGCTGCTGGTCTTTACACTGTTAAGGGGCAAAGGCAGATTACAAATAAGACAGCCGCAGGACAGGCCATACAGTTTCAGGTAGCAGCCAACGAAGCTTCTGATATCTATATGGGTGAGATTGGTGTTCCCGTATATGGAGTTGTGAGTGTTTCTGGTCCTACTGATGGCTGTGTTCTTACTGCATTCATAGGCTAAGAATGCCTAATTATTCGTATCTGAAAACGGATCTGGTCAATACAACAGAAAACGATTCTACGGAATTTGCCTCGCAAGTTTCTGTCTTTGTAAAGAAAACAGAATACCGTATGATCAAGGATCTGGATGACGCAGGTCTGGATGAATATTCAGCGATTACCTTGACGGCAGGACAATGTACAGTGTCTTTGCCGAATGATCGTGTTCGTGTTATTCGCAATGTGAACTATACAACCAGTGCATCCAGTGTTCGAGTTAACCTTCTTCAAAGAACAATGGAATATGCAATAGACTATTGGCCTGTTAGTAGTTCCACAGGTACTCCCAGATATTATTCAGTGAAAAATAATACACAGATTTATGTAGTTCCAACACCTGCTTCCACCTTGACAGGGGAAATTCAAACTGAATCTATACCTCTGGCCCTTGCATCTGCCTCAGATACAAGTGTTACTACGAGTAATTACTTCAGTGAGTTTTGCTACGATGCACTATTTGCAGGATGCATGGTTGAGGCAACCATGTATATGAAAGATTGGAATACTATTCAAGCATGGCAACAGCAATACCAAGCTGCCATAGAATTACTACGCAATCAGGCCAGACGGACCCGGCAAGACGATATGGAAATCGCTGCTTCTCCTGCTGGTGGTCCAGATACAGTTATACAAGGAGGAAGTTAAAATGGCTAGTTTAAGTTCTGCGGCAAGTAAACTTGGAAAAAAAGGTTTGAAAGAAATTCAAAAGCTTATAGATGAGTATACATCGAGGGGAGGAGATATAAAAAAGATTCCCACGGGAAAAAGAACTTTGACAGAAGCTCAGATGAAAAAGAAAGTAAGGGAAGAAGGAAAGTTAATTCCTCCGAGTGATCGACTAAAGGGTGAGGAAGCAGCGGCTCGGCCTTCATATCTCAAAAGACCGGCTGGAAAAAGAAGGACACAAACAAGTCCTCAAAAAGGTTTATCAGGAGAGCAGCGAGGTCTTGCGGCAGAGCCAAAAGGAAAAGTCAAACTAAAGAGAAAGAAAGCTAAAAAGCCTAAGGTTAAAAAGCCTAATGATGCGGCTGCAAAACAATTTATGCGTGATAAACCAGTGGCAGGAATGGGTACAAATATGCGTAGACCAAAAAGTAAAATAATGAAGCTTCAGCAAGATTATGAAGCCTTAACGCCATCATATAAACGTGCTGAAAGAGCGAAAGGTAAGCAGAGTATATATTATCCGGTTTTTAAAAAGCTTGGTATGGCTAAGGGAGGGCCGATTATAAAAAAGAGACACGGTGGTATGAGTCATGTTGGTTTATCTCCTGCTAAGGAAGCACGAGCTGGTACAATGTCTCAGGCTGATCGGTTACGTCGTAGAGCAACAGGTGGTTCTACAAAAGGAAGTAAACCTATAAGCACTACTGGTTCTTACGGGGGTAAGAAACAATTAGCTAGTTGGACATCAGGTTTGAGTGCCGATCAAATTAGAGAAATTTTAGGTATCACTACCAGAGATCCAAAAACTGGAATTCGATCAAAACTCAAAACTCCAAAGAAGAAAAAGAAAGTTATAAAAGCGCAATATGGTGGTAAAGTTGTTTCTAAAAGAAACGGTGGTATGACTCGTGTTGGTTTATCTCCTGCTGAGGAAGCTCGGGCTGGTACACTATCTGAGGCTGCTAGGAGACGCCCAAGAGTGCCTACTCCTGTAAGACCTGCTCCAAGAGCACAAGTACCTGTAAGACCTGCTCCAATTCTACAACCACCTGTACCACAAATGGCACCTCCTCGTCCTATGAAGAAGGGTGGTTATCTAAAAGATATTAAACCTAATACGACTTGGGAACAGTTTAAAAAGAAACATCCCGATGTTGGAATTACAAAAGAAAGTTTTAAAAAGTTAAAACCGCCAACTGGTTTAGAATGGAAAAAGGGGCCAAAGTATAGGAGAACTTATGGAGGTTTAGAACTAGTAGAAAGAGAAGCTAAAAGGGGTGGTAAAGTAGGAAAGAAGAAGAGGAAGGGTAAACGTATCTCCAGTAAACAAACTGATGGAAATAAAGTTGTAGCTTCTCTTTATGACTAGTAGAGCAAGCGTAAGGCAACAGATTATGAAAGCACCCAAATCTCCTCCGGGTTCAGGCAAGAGGTTTAAACAGCTTGTCGAGAAACTGAAGAAGAAGAAGAAGAAGAAAAAAAAGAGTTCTAAAATTGAAGATCCCAAAGCACTGGCGGCTGCTATAGGTCGTAAGAAGTATGGTGCTAAGAAGTTTGCTCAGATGGCAGCAACAGGTAGACGTAGGAAAAGTTAATGACTAGTTTTAGCCCTTACGATCCTAGTATGGGAATTACCCAAGATCAATATTCGCAACAGATTGCCCAAGCGAATGAACAATTCTATGGTCTAAGTAGTCTTTCTGGTGGTCAACACCTAACCATGTTGTTGGATCAGTTTAGTGATCAAGAACCAAAGCGACCTGAAGGTATAGAAGATCAAGATTGGCAGAAATATATAGCTGCTAGAGACGAAGCAGCAAAATATCGAAAAGAAAGCGGGGATATGGGCCGGTATATAAGGGAAGGGGAGGGGAGCTATGACCAATGGAAAGCGATGACAGCTAATCCAGCCATCTTAGCAAACTTCCAAGGCGTTTCTCGACCTGATATGCCTACTCTAAATCCCTCTATGCCGGGTGAGCCGGGATTTGGTAGACCTAAT